ATAAAGAAAGTAGTTTTTGTAAATTTTGTTTTTCTTTTGAAACTTTTAAACTTCCGTCGTTAAATGTAATGTGACCCATTGTACATTCTCCTTTTTGTTCGTCTACAAAAACAGAATCTTGGTTTGTTGCATACTTTAACTCTCTTTGCCTACCTAGATCTTTGTCAAAATATAACAAAGCATGTTTTCTTGTATGCTTACCAGGTATCGTAAGTGTTAACGGAGTTTTATTATTTTTAAGATAGTAAACTCTATCTCTTATTTCCCAACTAGGTTTAGCTGGTTTCTTTGGTGCAGTTTTTACTGCTACCTCTTGAGGTGCAACCTCAAAAGCTTCTGCTTTAGCTTGTTTAGCCATAATATAATAAAATTAAATAGTTATAAAAGTAATAATTACCCCCGTTGATATAACGAGGGTAAGAATTACATTTGTTGAATCAATTAGATTCCTTGGAATAATACAAAGTTATTAGCAGCTTGAGTTACTAAACATCTTTCAGATAAGAAGTTGATTTGCATCGCATCTAAATCTGAAGTGAAAGCACCACCAGCAGAACCAGTTAACCAAGACTTCATACGTCTGTCATCTCCTTGAGATGCTCTGTAACGCACGTGTAAGAATGGTCGTCTAATGTTTGTACCTAAAATTTGGTCATAAACAGTAGAAGTTCCAGCAGGTACTAATACACCTTCAATTGAATTAACTCCAACGATAGCTCCACGAGTAGAAGCGTCGTTTAAGTATTTCCAATCAGTTTTATAAAAATCATAAGATCCTCTTCTAAATCCTGAGAACCCAAGATTTAAAGCCATTTCTTCTGAGTTTTCAAATAAACCAAAAGCAGTTCCTCCAGCGAATCCGCCAGAAATGCTAGCTAGCATATCGTCAAAATCAAGAGAAGTTTGTCTTTGTAAAAACAACATGTTCTCTTCAATAGCTCCTTGAGTGTCTAAGTTTTTAAGAATAGCATCAAAATCATCAAGTCCAGCAGCAGCAGTAAATCCTACTTCTACATTTCCTCTGTCTCTGATAGCAGCAAATAAACCTTCAGATCCTGGTAAAGCTCCGTTTCCGTAAGCTCCAGCAGCAGCATTAGCGTTTAATTCACTTTCTACCATACTCATTTCTAAGTAATCTTCAAAACGTAATCTTGTTTCAGACTCAGCTTTTAAGTACCATAAGAATCCAGAAGCGCCATCTTCAGTTGCAACTTCTACCCATCCAATTTGAGCCATATCAGATCCATTGATTTGGAATTGATCTCTCAATATTAATGGAGAGTTAGAAAATTGTGTGAAAGAAGGAGTAATAGATTGTCTTACAGCTGAATTAGTTCCAGCAGCTCCAGCTCCTAAAGTTGTTCCTTTAGTATAAGCAGAACCGTATACAAATATTTTCAAAGCTCCTGCAGCAGCAGAAAATCCTTGAGCGATAAGTGTAGTTACAGGTGTAAAACATTGTACTACTACGTTTCCGTTTACAGCGCCGTTAGTTGCAAGAACAATACACTTAGCCTCTAATCCAGATGCTGGATCTAAAACTACTATTGTATCATTTACACTCATAACGTTAGTTGAACCATCTGTTATTGTAAGAGTTGTTGGGTTTACACCTACAGCTCCTGCAGCAGTTGCAGTGATTCCGTTATAAGCTACATGTAATCTATTTTGCTCTGACCATATTACTTGATCACTTGTCATTGGCATTTCAGCGCCAACCATTCTTAAGAATCCAGATAACGTTCTGTTTCCATAACGCTCTACTTCTTGTTCGTAAATTTCTGGTAAATATTGTTGTGCAAAGTTCCCGCCAGCAGCGCCATCAAATACTAAGTAATTTGAAGCTAAAGCTTGCTGAGCTTGCGAAGGTACAATACTACCAAATTGTGGAGATAAACTCATAATTTGTTAATTTTAATTAGTTAAACTTTTTTGTTTTAATTTTTAATTTTGCAGAATCAGCGCCTGATATAGCTTTCACTTTCATGCCATTGACAAATACATCACCTTGAGTTGATCTCGCTTGAGAGTCACTTAAGTTTTTTGATTTATTTACAACTTGCTTTACAGCATCTACTTTACCTTGCTCATAAAAATGAGCTGCGATTTTATCTACGTTTTCAGCGGCGTACATAGCTTTGTGATAACCTTTCGTATCTGTAACATTACCTTCTTCGTCTAGGAACTTCCCAACTAGATTGTTAATATTTGATTGGTTTTCTGCAACCTTATCACGATTTTGAATGTTATACTTGTAACTTTTTTCACCAACTTTAATATCGAAACCTTCGAAATTATCGCTAAAATGTTGTTTAGTATTTTCTTTAAATTGTGCATGTTGTTGCTCAGCTACTTCTTGCTGCTTATTATATCGATTAAAAAAGTCCATAGCTTTTTGCTGATCCTGAGTTACGTTCGATTTCAACTTGATTTCGTCGTAGTATTTTTTCTTAGTTTCTTCTAAAAAGTTTTTGGCTTTTGCAATCTCTTCTTTTTTAGCGAGCTTCTTTTTACGGACATCTCGTTCTTCGTCAAGGTCTGTGTCATAGTCAAAATTATCTTCCATGATAAAACCTATTTCCTCATCATCTAAATGAGGTTTTGTTTTTTTGTAATACTCTTTTAACAAAGTGTTTTCATCAACATTAGTATAATCAGCATTAAGCCTAGTGTAGTCTTCTATAGTTCCACCAGTCTCTTCCATAAATGAAACAAGCTTTTCAATGTTCTCTGGTAATTGCTTACCTAAAACTTTTTCATCTCTTATTGCTTCTTTTACTTCCTGTACTTGTTGCTCTGTTACTTCTTTGATCGGAGAAAACCCTTCAACAGTCTCGTCGGACTTTTGTATAGGTTCTCCCACCTCTGCGCTATCTCCGGATGGTTCTTCCACAGATACCTTCTCTGTTTCTCCGATTTGAATGGCATCTTCTTTTTGTTTAGGTATTATTACTTTTTTAACTTCTGGTTCTAATTCAACCAAAGGTTCTTTAATGTTTACTTTAACAGGCTCGTCACTTGTTTTTGTAAATTTTTTTGGTGTTTTCTTTTTTAATTTAAATTCACCTTCCTGCTTAACAGGTTCATTTGTTTTTGTTTCCATAATATAATAAAATTAAATAATAAATAGTTTAAGCCATAGGTTGTTCTTCACCTTGTGCTTCAAAATCTATAGGCAACATTTCATTTTGCCTTTGAGTAATCATCTTACTTTGTTGCGTACCTTCCATTTTTATACGCTTGTCTTTACGATCTTCTATAGCAGCTTCTTTAGTTTTCATAGCCTCTAAATCAGCTTGCTTTAATTGCATATCAAACTGGTGTTGCATTTGCATCTCTTGTTGTTTTAATCGAGACGCTAACTCCATGCGTTGTATTTCCATTTGATTTGTAGCTTTTTCAAACTGAACCTTAGATCCTGATATAGCTTCTTGCTTTTGAACCTCAGTCATAGCTATTTTTTCAGCAGCATCAGCCTGAGACTCTGCTTGAGCTCTAATATTAGCTTGTTGGTTTTCTTGATCTTGTTTAGACTTTGACTTACGTTTTACTTTAAGCATTTGATTTGCCAACTTAAGATTTTTAATTTGCCTTAAGTCTATAGCGTCTTCTAAGTCAATACCACCTTTTTGCAAGGCGACTTGTATATTTTGTTCTAACTGTTGTTGCTCTTCTTCGTCTGGCTCTAATTCTAAGAAAATACCAAAATCATGAAGATTTAAATTAGAAACCTCCATTAAAGTATTTATGTTGTAGTTAGATATAGAATTTTTTAAAGACGATGCTGTTAAAGGAAATTCCAATGCATCTGCTATTTTTAAAGCTATATTTTCAGCCGTCATTAATGTTAAATATAAACTAGCTTGCTTTATATGTCTAGTTGCTACATTAGAAGCATTAGCTGCTATTTTCTGAAGTCCAACTAAAGTTTGCTTATCTGGAGTGCTACCATCTCTAGCTTCGTTAAGCCCGGTTACGTCACGTATCATTTGTAAGTAATACTGATAAGTTTGTATTAAACTTTGTATTTTACCTTGGCCACTAGAACTGTTAAGTTCTTGAATAGGTACTTTACCTGCATTTATATCACCATCTTGCGTAAGTGATCTACCTACAATAGAACCTGTTTGGAAATACATATTAAGTGCTTCTGCAGGATTGTAGTTTGTACCGTTGCCTAAGTCAACCTCAGCTAAACCATCCATATCTAAATAAACACCATCAGGTACTATTCTAGACATAACTTGCTGTAGCTTTAAGTGTGTTAATTGAATCATGTCAGCAAAACCTATACACTTGCTAACTAAAGATTCTATACGTCCTTTATATATTCTAGGTGCGCATATGTTATAATTCATTCTGACTTTTGTAGTGTCAGCCATAGGTCTAGACATGTTTTTAGCCAGTTCCCATTTTAATATAGTATCAGTACCTAAAACTTTAGCTCCACTGTACAATACCTCTATAGATCTTGATACCTTTTCAAAGCTATCATTTTCAGGTGGATTAAACGTGTCGTCTTTTTCTAAAGCTTTTTGTAAACCTTGATCTGTGTTTTTTATTTTAAATACTTGATTTGAATAAGTTTTATAATCAAAGTATAATACTTGAACAGTATTTTCATCGTATTGCCCCCATCCTGTAACATAAGATCTGTTACCAGGCGTTGCTTGTATTCTTTTTAATTCCTCTTCAGTTATGTCTGGAAACTCTTTTTTAAGCTCTGGTATAGTTATAGCTTTTATTTCACCTACATAATATATATCTTCAAAGTTAGGATCTTCGGTATAAGAATAAACCATATATGCTGGATCTACATAGTCAACAGTAATACCTTCTGCTGTATTAAAGTTTGTTTTAGTAGCTGCAATACCAAGGACGGTTAAGTCCATGTTTACTCTTCTCTTTGTTAAGTCATATTTATTTTGAGCAAGCACAGATGATATAGCTTCTTCTTCTGCTATTTCAATTGACTGTTTATAACTCAGCTGCATATGTAATTCTAACTCTTCATTTGTTTCAGGTAAAACATCTGGATTAGGACTTTGATACAAATCAATGCCTAGTGTTGTTTTTAATTCTTCTAAAAACTCTTTAGCTATCATATCTTCCTGAAGCTTAGAAGCGTACTCAGTTCTTTTCTTTATAGACTCTGGATCTTGAGCATAAGCTTTTATATCATAGCTCTTATTAGATATACCGTTTACAACTATATCTACAAACTTAGATAATATAGGAACTGGCTTCCAGTCTAAATTTAAATAAGACAAATCACCATTAATAGATAATTCATCTTTATATTTCTGTATACTCTGCTCACCTCGAGCGTATAATCTTAATTCGTGAAATTGATTCCAATTAGTTAAATACCTGTTACCAGAAGTTCTGCCTTGACGAAACCACTCATATTCAATAGCCATTGCCACCTGACTCCCGTATTCTACGCTAGCTTTTTCAGCATCACTCACTACTTGACTAGGGAAAGCACTATTGGTGTTAGTATATATATTCATTAACTTAAAATTTTTGATGTAGTTCCTTTGTTATCGTATTTTTTTATACCTAAATTAACTGGTTTTAATTCAAGCTTATTAGATGGCGCGTATCTATGTTTATTGCAAGCCATTAAAGCTAAACCAGAACTAATTGAAGCATCGTGCTTTGTTCTGTTGTTCACGTCAAATTGCGCCCAGTCTTCTAGTGTTCTTTGAAAATAAACATCACCATAACCAGTTTCTTTTAAACCTACAAATGTTTCTATGTATGTTTCAATAGCAGAAGCGTGAGCTTGTTTTATATCTTCACTAGAATTAGGTATACCACCTATTTCTCTTTCTGTTACAGATAACTTATTTCTTTTTCTATCTGGTCTATTCATAGCAAAACCTCTGTAACCTCTTCTTTTAAAATAATATAATAATCTTGGTTTATTATTCTCTACTAATATTGGCATGCCATAAAATACGCAAGCCATAAGTACATCTTCAAAGAATATTTCTGCAGTTTGTGGTCTAGCTATATACTCTAAGAAAAAATGATTTGGCGGAACCTCTTCCATACTAAACTTGGTTAAACCATGTAAAGATCCGTTAGAACCTCTCTTATCAACTGTACCGGATATATCATATGGATCACAACCAAATGCTCCACAGTGTTCGTTACCCGGATAATTAATTCCGTTTTTTATATATCTTTTGTTTTGAAGACCAGAGTTTGGCACCCATGTAACATAGAATCTTCCATTTTTATTTGGTACAAATATAACTCTAGTATCTTTGTGTCCGTTCTCCCATTGAAAACTACCTTGAGTTACTTGCGTAGAGTTTTGCACGTCTTCATTAAAATCTATTTGTTGATATATCTTAGTTAGATTAAATAAAGATTGCTTAGACTCATCTCTAAATGCGTGCTTAGTTGTACGTGGAAACTGTCTATAAAATTCATTTAATCCGTCTTGATCGTCTTTTAAACCTTCAACTTCATTATCCC